GGTATACAAGCTCAAGTACTAAAAGAGAGGGCCGAAGCCCCCTCTTAAATAGCGAAGTTCCACAGCAATCACCCTGTGTTACTACGCAAAGATAATCAATCGTTCTGAAGTTTGATGGCCGAATAGAAATTTGGGTCAATTTCTTTTATCGGCAGTAAGAACTCTCTGTTGCAGTGCCGATTGATCTCTTTCTTCTTAGACTTAGAGTTGCTCTCGCACGTATGCTGCGCTTGGTACGCAGCGTTAGCGTGAAGCAGGGCATCAATCTGTCGGCGCTTCTTGAGGCATGTATAGTACGTCTTCTCTGTCATCAGTAGTGGTTTAGGTCTTTGAAATACATCTTTCTGCTGTCTTCGTACTCGGCAAACCCATCCTTCTCTTCTACATCCCCCTTCTTAACGATGCGTGCTTTATCCCAGTACTCGTCCTTATCCATCCATCCAATAATCCATCCCTCAAACTCACCATCACTCCCTTTAATCTCCCTAATTGAGACGAAGACGTAGGTGTCGCACTGCTGGTGATTCCCGAACTCGTTGATATGTACGCTGTACTTATCTAATGGCGGGACAGTTCTTTCCTTGGTCTTTACGTCGATGGTGTAGCTAGCGGCTGTACCCTTCCATCTTATGAAGTCATAGTCCTTGCAGTTGTCTCTTGTAAGCCCACTGATGAACTTATAGACCATCTCCTCGCCCAAATAACCCATGAACCGACTCCGAGTATCCCTCTTTATAGTCATATGGTTGTCTCCATGTGTGCCTGCCATGTCTTTCGCACGGCGCACCATGTCGACGGTGATTTCAACCTTGTGATATTTCATTGTATTCTTTGACGATGGACTTGATGATGTCAAGCTCTTCGAACATGCTCTTGCGTATGCGCATGAGCGATTCCATTATCTCGTCATAGTTATGAATCGGTTCTCCAGTTTCGCTGTGCAGAGACTCATAAAGCTCATCGATGAGCGTATGCACCTTCAAACACGCGAGGCTGTAGTACTCGCTAAGTTCAAATCTCTCCATTCTGTATCGATTTCAGGATTTCTTGAATGGCGTGATCGACCTGCCCGCTATTCTTGGCGAGAAAGATAATGGTTTTTGAATTGCTTTCCGTCAGGTGTTTCATAAAAAGTTTCCACCTCATAGGAAAGTCATGGTGAGACGGTAGATAGCCCTTGGTCTCAATGATCCAATCGTGATCCTTTCCTACGAAGTCAGGCTTGTATGTGATAGGGAGTACGACGGACCCTGTACGGTCCGTCATATCCTTACCCTTAGCAGTCATCTTGAAGTACTTGTTTGGGAATCGGAACTTGTCCATCAGGACGTACTGCCGTTCCTCATAGTCAAAAGCTAGCCCGTATTCTTTCAACTGATCAGCACAATACTTCTCTAACGAGCTTGCGTACCTTCCGAGTTGTTTTTTTTTGGATGTTCGTCTCTTAGGAGTCCTCGTTCTCTTCTTCATAAATCGAAGGTACCAAGGAAAATTTTGAATATCAACCGTCTGTGGATAAGAATCGGTGGTTGATAGGCATCTGAGTCGACTCCTGAAAACTAATCGGCTGGAACATAGCGCGTTGTCCTATCCTCGTATTGAACCCTGTATGTGAAAGATTCATGACGATGCAGTACGGGTCTTCGAGTGGCGTAGGGGCACCGCCCGTCTCCACCTCTCGGACCTTGCGAACGTGTATCTCACTCATTTTCCGTATCTCAGGGTCCATGGCTTGAACCTTTCGGTGAATTGTAAGGAAGCAATCGGCTCTGTTTACGAACTTTCCGCCACCCTCTGTGTCTTCAGCGTATGGGGCCACAGGCAAACCGTCTGCTCCCTTGCGGCGCTGAGCCTCCGTTCCAGAGTGGCAGTTCAACCATACAGCAACGTTGTTGGCCTTGCTAAAGGTCAGCAGCTCCGACGCAGCTTCGTAGTGATACTCGTGAGACGAGATGCCTTTGCCCCCCATGTCGAGCTTTAAGCTGTTGTATGGGTCGATAAAGACACCGTCTATGGGCTGTTGCTTCATGATCTTTTCCGTGAACAAGATGAGGTCGCTGTAGCTGTACACTTGGCTGTTGTTGATGACAACGAAGTGGCTCTGCACCCACTTGTACGCCAGCTTTCTTTCTTGGTAGTTCATATCCCCGACCTTCTTGTCCATAGCAAACTGCATAAGCAACATCTTGACCGAGGCGGTCCTGTTCTCTGAGGAGTACACCACCCACTTCCAGTCGTGCCTGACAGCAGAGTTCGCAATGAGGTACAGCATCGTCGTGGTCTTACCTACGTTCGAGTGACCGTTTACAATGACAAACTCCTTCTTGTAGCGGAAGTACTGGTCGAGCTTGCTCTCGCCTGTATCCAACCCAAGCTCAATCAACCCCTGTGAGTAGTCATCAATCCACCGAAAGTCTTCGTCGTCAGAAGAGATGAAGGACATATCTCCGTCGTTGAGCAGAAGCTCTCGCTTGGCTGTCTTCTCTTCATCAATCAAATCCTTGATGGGTAGGCGCTTCCCCATCTCAATCCCGTCGAGGATGGTGTTGAGAGCATGCTGCTCGGACTCTATGTCACGCTTGCATATCTCCCTGTGCAAGATTCGAACCACCTCCTCCTGTTCCATCTTACCTGCAGCGATATAACCACCGCATAGACGCGAGGCGTTGACAAGGACTCGGTGCTTCTCACCATCCTCTGCGTTCCGTATCATACGCGCAGCGAGGTTGAGCCTCATGTAATCCGTGTAGTCGTAAGCCTCGTTGGAAGGAATCTGAGCTTCTGCAAACTCTGTCGTGAAGTGGGCGAACTTCTTGCTCTCGTCCTTGATGATGATGTCTGGGTCGTAAGACTCGAAGCATGCACGAGACTCGTTGATACCTGACTCATCGATTTGAAGGCCGTGAGTGCGCTCAAAATACTTGACCATAGCCCTGAAGTGATCGCGGTGGCGCGTCGGATCAGAGACCTTGACAAGGGCCTTTACCCCGTTACCGCTGGGTGAGGTCCAGCATGAGTATATATAATCGTCGGTGGCAAGGGCACGCTTCGTTGCATCTACATCGACATGGTCGAAGTCCAATACGATGTATCCCGAGTGGGTGTGCAGCTTGTCGTCGTGCCGAGACGAAAACTCCCCGCTGAAACAAACAACGGGGAGCTCCTTCTTCTTGTCCTTGTTACCAGCTCGTATCTCGCTAATCTTGGTACTCGACCTTCCAGTCTGGATCCGATGTAGTGCTGACTCCAGTGTCAGGTGGTGTGGATCGTCCTTGTGCAAGACGTCTTTGAATATCGTGACTTTCATTTTCTTTCGCTATCATGAGGAGGATAAGGTACCCTGCGAGGTCCTGCAACGTATCCTCCGTTGCGTCTACAAGACCTGCGTTCTTGATTCTCTTCAGCTTATCGTCGATACGCATCTTGATACCAGCGACAGCTTTGGCCTCTGAGAATATGTTCAGCGGGTTGAGCGCTGAGTCGCCATACTTCTCGTTCTTTTCAATCAGCAGCTGCTCTAGGTTACGGCAGTGCTTCTTTATACTGTTCTTTGTGCTCATCAATAGAGAGTGTTGAGTGTCCCACAATCTTCTTGTCTATAATCTCCCTGATAATCATGCTCTTCTCCGACTTAGCATTCTTCCCGTACAGCTCATTGCCGAGGCGGAATACTGCGTGCAGGTCGTACTTCATAATCTCGTAAGGGGATTCAAATACCGACACTATCCACACGACACGCTCGTGTACATCCTTCCGTTTCTTGAAGGAGACACGAGCGGTCATGTAATAGATAGGAGCCCCCTTAGAATGGGAGGTCGCCACCGTCCTGCTGTCCTGCAGCCTTCTGCGCACGCTTCTCCTTGGCAGCAGCGCTGTTAGGATCGAACACGCGGCAACAAGCCTTGCCGTTCTTGGACATGAACAGGGTGACGTACAGGTTTCCGCCCTGACCCTGCTCGTTGCGCTGGGTGGCGTACTTCTGCACCATCTCTGTGAGTTCGTTGTCCTTGAAACGGACGTTCCAAGACATCAACTGCCCGTCATCGGAGTAACGTGGCTCTTCGGCGTACCCTACGAGTACTGAATCATATTGCTTTTCGCTCATGAGTAAAAAAGATTAAATAAAAATTGGTCTACAATGTATATGCCCATAAGGATGAGCACAAATCTAAGGACTTTACACAACAAACTCTGCATAATGCTCCTCTGTTTTTTGGTTTCCTCCAATCCAAGCTTGGATATTCTCTACTGCTTGGTGGAATTTCATCTCACCTCGGAACAATGTCTCGTCCGAGCACTTGACGTCGGCAGGATAGAACGGGTAGGCTTTCTCTTGCACCACCCAGTAGAAATCATTGATGCCAAACACCTTGGTGTAGATGTACGCTTGGATGTCATAGCTCCAGCTGTTGACATCGTACCTGAACTTGTCGATGGCGCGTGAAGACTTGGAGTCTACGATAAAGTCACCCTCCCGTAGGCAGTCGAGGAATCCCTTGAGTGGAATGCCGTCGAGGTCTACGTTGAACTCCACCTGAAAGCTTCCACCTGCAAAGCGCTTGTCATACAATCCGCAGTCCTTCAACCGCTGGATCATCTCATGCGCCCGCTGCCACTCCTCTTGCGATACCAGCTCTTTCGCCTGTGCTTTTTCCTTCTGCTCTTCCTTCCACTCTTTATACTTCTTCGTTGACCGAGGGCTACGCCCACCGATGCTGTCGACAATATGAGAGTCGTTAAGAGGATGGTAAAGGTCATTGGCTTTTTCTGGTTCGAAGAGAAGCATGTCGTACAGAGAGCCAAAGAACAAAGCCTCGGACTCTTTCTTGAGCTGACCCCTCATGTACATCTCCCAGAGACGCATGTCTCCGAGAGCGTACTTGAGTGAGGAGTAAGAGAGGTGGGGCTTTCCCACCCGCTCCTGTAGCTGTTCTCTCATTGTCATTTTTTCTTCAGTATGTATTGAGGTTCTCTCATGTGTTTGATTAGCAGCATGTCTACAGCCATAAGCGCCTCGCGCTCGGACATGTAGATGCGGTCTAGCTTATCGAAGTTCACTTCCTTGCGAACGTGCCAGCATACGACCTTGTCAATCTTAGATTCACACTTGTATATGCCAGCATCTACGCGCTCCTTCTCCACGAGACTCCACGGGATGAACTTTTTTGTTTTCCCCCGCTTCATAGGCAGGGGCACGAGAAGTCCTTTCTTGGTGCACGTAATTACGTCTTCATTTTCTTCCATGCATTGGTAACTATAGATTATCTCTTTCTGCTATTGCGTCGCTCTTGCCACTCCACATACAACCCTGCCGCTACTACGAGTCCGCTAATAGAGACGAGAAGTACTGCAGTTTCCATTATCGAACGAACTTCTTAAG